GGCATGAATTGATTGACTTTGCCGCTCAGATTATTCCGGGGGGCTTTATGCCGTGGCAGAAATGGCTGGCAATCCAGTCACTCAAGATCAAGCCTGATGGCAGATATTACCACCCAGTAACTTGTGCCACGGTAGCCCGTCAGAATGGGAAAAGTACGTACATGCTGGCGCGGATTGCAATGGGCTTATTTCACTGGGATGAATCGTTGCAGGTTGGCTCAGCTCATCGACTTGTGACATCGCTGGAGCAATTTAGATCGCTGGTGTCAATTATTGAAAGCCATGACGATATTGCCAAGCAAGTAAAGCGCATCCGATGGCAACACGGAGCTGAGGAGATCCAGACTTTGGCTGGAAATCGATTCGTCATTAAAGCTGGTGGATCAGCTGCTCGCGGTCTAAGCAAGCCAGAGGTTGTTCACCTTGATGAGCTGCGAGAAATGAAAGATTTAGATTCATTTGCCGCTTTACGGTACACACTGATGGCGGCAAAGAATCCGCAGGTCAATTGCTTTAGTAACGCCGGTGATTCTCACAGCATTGTCTTGAACATGCTGCGCGAACGCGGAATGGCAGCTAGTGCCGGGGCGATCGATGACGTTGGATACTTTGAATGGTCAAGTCCGACTGAGGTGTTATCAATTGAGAATGCTGCTTTTGCCAATCCCGGTCTTGGCATAACGATTCATCCAGATAACATTAAAGCCGTATTCAATGACCCAGTTGAAGTCGTGATGACCGAAGTATTGTGCCGCTGGGTGCAGACAATTTCAAGCGTTGTCGGAGCTGCTGAATGGAATGAATGCACCGATTTGGAAGTCGATCTAGACACCGAGAAGCTGACATGGCTGGCAATAGATTGCTCGCCAGATCGTAGATTTGCCGCATTAGTCGGAGCGCAGAAATTAGGCGATGAAAAGTTCGTGGTCAAGCTGCTACACACTTGGGAAAATGGCGTACAGCTCGATGATCGAGAGATTGCCAATGAAGCCGCGAAATACTGCCGCGAATATCCGATCGAGTATCTTTTATATTCACGGCGTACATCTGGGGCGGTTGCAGCTCGATTGCAGCCAGCAGGAATTCCGATTCTAGACATGGACGGCGATTACCCCCAAAGTTGTGACATGCTTCTTGGTGCAATCAATGGCGGTCGATTGCGTCACCGAGGGCAACCCGAACTTACAACTCAAATGCTTTCGGCGGTGCAATTGCGTCGCGGTGATGGCGGGTGGGTCATAGGACGCAGGGCGTCACAATCCGCCGTCTGCGCCGCCGTTGCCACAAGTCTTGTGACGTTCTATGCGACACGCCCAGAGACCGAGTTTGACATATTAGTGGGTTGATCCTTGACCCTTGAGACAATTTGTGCATGGGATTCCGAGACTTATTTGTGCGAACAGCATCCGTCAGCGCACCAACATACGATGTCTCGGCTTCTCTTGCTCCAGTAACTTCTCTTGATTCACTTTCCCCATTCTTTCGCGGCAATCGCACAGCTACACGTCAAGAAGCAATGTCAGTGCCAGCGATTGCGCGTGGACGCAATTTAATCTGCTCATCAATTGCATCGATTGAATTAAATGTCATTGATCGTCAGACTGGAATGAAGGTGGACACACCTCGCGTCATTCGCACACCTGATCCACGCATTCCGGGCGTTGCAACCTATGTCTGGACGCTTGAGGATTTACTTTTCAGCGGATACGCGTACTGGCGTATAACGGAACTTTTTGCGGACACCGGACGCGTTCGCAGCGTTGAAAGAATTGCACCAGATCGCGTGACAATAAATACCAATAGCGATTCAACAGAAATTGAATCCTATTCAATCGATGGTCACACACCTGCGCCGCTAATCGGCGTTGGATCACTTGTTGTCTTTTACGGCAACGATGAAGGATTGCTTAATCGCGCTGGATTCACAATTCGCACAGGCGCAGAACTAGAACGCGCAGCTGCAATGTATGCGCGTGAGCCAGTGCCGCAAATGGTATTAAAATCAAATGGCACTGCGTTGCCAGCTGATCGCATTGCAAAACTTCTTGAGTCTTGGGGCGCAAGTCGCCGCAATCGATCAACGGCATTTCTTAACGCCGACATTTCATTGGAGACTTTGGGATTTGATCCTGAGAAATTGCAGCTATCGGCTGCGCGTTCGTACATCGCCACCGAATTAGCGCGAGCATTAGGCATCCCGGCATTTTATATCGATGCTGAAACTGGATCATCAATGACTTACACCAATGCAACGACAACGCGACAGACTTTGCTCGATTTCTCTTTAATTCCGCTGATGAATAGCGTTACCGAGAGATTATCAATGCCGGACTTTACGCCATCAACGCAGCGGGTGGAGTACGCATTGGACGATTACTTGCGCGGCTCAAATCTTGAACGCGTACAAATCTATGAAATTCTCAATCGCATTGGCGCTTTGAGTGCAGATGAAATACGAGTAGCAGAGGAAATGATCCGATGAAAGTACTGACACCATTTACAATCACAGCAGCAGATTCAGAGACGCGAACCATCACTGGTCAGATTGTGCAATTTGATACGCCAGCGAATGCGTCCACTGGCAAAGTCTTGTTCAAGTCTGGATCACTTGTCCCGGCAGCCGTAAAGCTCAACCTTGAACACGATTCAGCTCGTCCAATTGGCAGAAGCATCGGGATGGAACTTTCGCCAGATGGCAAGTCAATCAATGCCACATTTAAGATCTCAAAGACAACCGCCGGAACTGATGCGATCCAAGAAGCGATGGATGGACTGCGCGATGGATTTAGCGTTGAAGCAAATGTCTCAGATCATGGATTCAATGAGGACGGCACAATGGTCGTCAATCAAGCCGAACTTGTCGGCGTTGCATTAACTCACAAACCAGCATTCGATCAAGCTCGCGTCAGTCATGTCGCAGCGACAACCGATGAAACACCAGCAGAACCAGATGAAAACCCAACCGAAGGAGAACCAGTGGACACCACTACCGAAAAAACAGAAGCACCAGCCGTTGAAACGGTAGAGGCTTCACAGCACATGATTCAAGCAAATCGACCAGCACCAATGTTCACAAAGCCACGCAGCCCAATCGTAAATCTTGGCTCATGGATGGAACACTCAATCAAGGCAAAGTTGAATCCAATGTCAGATTCTGCAATCTACGTTGCAGCAGCTAACGATGATCTTGGAACTACTAACCCAGCATTTAATCCAACACGTCAGCTCACCGAAGTAATCAATGCACTTAGCAACGGAACACGTGGGGCAATAGATGCCGTCAGCCGTGGAAATTTGCCAGACGCAGGACTTCAATTTGAAATTCCAAAGATCACACAAATTGCAGAAGTTGATGCAGTTGCAGAAGGTGGCGCAGTAACAAATACCGGAATTGAGTCAAGCTTCATTTCAGTTCCAGTCAGCCGCTTTGCTGGACGTAACATTCTGACCACAGAGATCATCGACCGCAGCTCACCAGATTTCTTTAATGAGTTGGTTCGCATCATGGGTTCAGCAATGGCATTTGCTCAAAACAAATACGTTGCAGCTCAAATCAAAACCGATGCCGCAACTGATGGCACACCAACAGCTAACACAGCAGCAGGATTGATTGCATACGTCAGCCGCGCAAATGCAGCCGTCTATGCAGGCACACAACGCTTCGCACGTAACATCTTGGTATCGCCCGGACAATGGAGCAATATCATGGGATACAACGATTCAGGCACACCACTATTCAACGCGTATCAACCACAAAATCAAGCTGGTCTTGTAACTGGTCAATCACAACGCGGCGTTGTACTTGGCTTGAATTTTTACGTGGACAATTCTGGTGAATTTACTGGAACAGGCGATGACTCAATGGTCGTACTCGAACCAGATTCATTTACTTGGTACGAAAGCGGCAACTATCGTCTTGATGTCAATAAGCCATCCGATGGAACAGTTGAGATCTCATTAAATTCTTATGGGGCTTGCGCGACCAAAGTGTCCGCTGGTGGAAATCTATTTAATTTCACATAAATCACTAACCATCGACCGTAGCCGCTCCCGGATGCGGTCGAGCAGACGAAGGGAACGGAAATGCCACAGATAGTCACTCAACAAGAGTTGCGCGATATTCTTGGCGTTTCCGTTGCCCTTTACTCAAATGCTTATCTTGAACAAATGATTGAATCGGCAGAACTTACAATCTTGCCATTGCTTACAGGCTATCAATCAGCAGTGACCGAAATTTATGTAGAAAATTCAATTGCCTATTACGGCACACAGCGCGTCAATTATTTTGTGCCGGGTCAAAGCGTTGTCATTACTGGATGCGGAATTTATGACGGAACAGTGACAGTCACAGATGATCGCATTGCGCCATTTGTTTTCACGTCTGCAACAGCTGAGGCAGACTCGACATACACGATCCCCCAGATTCCGGCAGGGCTGGCGTGTATAGATGGGGCAACCGCTGGCGACTTATACGCTGGCGTTGCTCCCATTAAGTCGGCAATCTTGGTTGTATCGGTAGAGGTATTTCAATCAGTAACAGCACCGGGCAATCAGATCATGAGCGATCAATTCCAGCCATCGCCATTCATTCTTGGACGCAGCTTGAGCAATCGCATTATCGGGCTACTTGGACCATTTTTAGAAGTTGAAACGATGTGTTTATGACCATCGAAGCCGATATCCGCACACCATTGCAGACTGCGCTGACATCGATCGCCGCAAATGTGTACAACGGCATTCCAGAGACAATGACAAGCCCATCGATCGTTCTAGTGCCAGATGCTCCATATCTGGAAAGCACTTTGATCAATGGATCAACGACAAAAGTTAAAATCAATTTCTTGGTCACTGGCGTTGTTGGATATTCAAGCAACGCAGCAGCTTTGACCAATCTTGAGGATTTGATGATCTCAATTATTTCTACAATGCCCGGCGGCTATGTCGTGGGCGATGTCAGTTCCCCCACACCTTTGGAAGTCGGCGCAGGAAAATTCTTGACAGCTGATTTGCAAGTCTCAACGTACTACACCGACTAAGGAGAAAAAAGATATGCCAACAACAATCATCACCGGCAGAGACATCACGTTCACAATTGACGGCGATGATTTTGATGCCCAAGCTACATCAGCGACTTTGACAGTCGATTCGACAATTAATACATATCAAACGCTTGATGGAAAAGCCTATTACACAACAGACACGCAAGCTTCTTTTGCGGTTGAAATGTTAGCTGACTGGGGAGCAGCTTCATCACTTTGCGAAGCTCTTTGGACATCTGCAACAAACGCACCACAAACAGGACTTCCAGTTGTGTTTGTCGCAGATACAGGCGCATCATTTGCCTTTGATGTTCAGCCAATCTTGCCATCAGCGGGCGGCACTGCACCAGATGCGCAGACCGTATCACTGGCATTTACTGCCGTAACCACACCAGTTCTAACAATCAGTTAAAAGGAGACCGGGAGCATGAAACTACCAATCACAATTGAATACACAACAGGGATCAGCGAGACCTATACTGCGCAACCGCCAGAGTGGGCAAAGTGGGAAACCAAAACAGGTTTCATCATCTCGCAGGCGCAGGACAAGATTGGCATTGGCGATTTGATGTTTCTGGCGTATCACGCCATGAAGCGCGAAGCTGCTGGCAAGCCAGTCAAGTCATTTGAGATTTGGAGCGAGACCGTTGCCGAAATAACAGTCGGTGATGAGCAAGCCCCAAAAGTTACGCCGCCGGAAGTATAAATCGAATCCTTTGGGATTTGGCAATTACGACCGGGCTTAGTCGATCAGAATTTGAATCGGCTGAGGATATACTTACAGCGATCGAGATACTGGAGAAGCGAAATGGCTGATGATGTAGTCGCTTTTAATCGAGCGGAAGTCAAATCAATCATTTATGCGTTCAAAGGCATGGATGATGATGCCGTTACAAAAGCAAAATCAGTCTCAAATGGTCTTGCGACTTATTTACAAAGCAAGATCATTAACAAATCTCAAGGACGAGATAAGGCATCGATGAGAATTGCCGAAGGTTCAAGGGTTAGCAAATCATCAAAAGTTGGAGAAATGTCATTTGGCTTTGCGTCTCAGAAATTCTCAGGTGGTGGCACAACTCAACAGCTTTGGGGCGGTTATGAATTTGGTTCAAACAAATATAAGCAATTCCCAATCTGGTCAGGGCGTGAAGGTCGAGGGTCAAAAGGTTGGTTTATCTATCCAACTTTGAAATTGGAACAGCCACACATTATCTCTGAATGGCAAGAAGCATTTTCAAAAATTGTGAAGGTCTGGTAAATGGCTGCACAAGGGTCAAGAACCCTTAAATTATCGTTGCTTGCTGACGTTGCTGAATTTACCAAAGGCATTAAAACCGCTGGCAAAGATACTGAAACAATTGGCGATCAATTTACTGCCTTTGGCAAAAAAGCCGCTTTGGCATTTGCTGCCGCTGGTGCTGCCATCGGAGCATTTGCAGCCGAATCAATAAAGAATGCCGCAGCTGATGAAAAGGCTCAGCGCCTACTTGCTTTGACTATCGAAAATACAACTAACGCGACAGCGGAACAAATCAAAGGCGTTGAGAAATACATAACCACAACTTCAATCGCCATTGGTGTGACAGATGATCAGCTTCGTCCGGCATTTGCCAGATTAACAAGATCGACTAAAGATGTTGAGGAAGCGCAACAATTACTTAATCTTGCTTTAGATATTTCATCGGCTACTGGCAAACCTTTGGAAGCCGTTGCCAATGCTTTGGGAAAAGCCTATGATGGCAATCTAAATGCTTTAGGGCGATTAGGTCTTGGCATAGATGCGTCAATCCTTAAGTCTAAAGATTTTGATTTGGTATTTGGAACGCTTACGGAAACCTTTGGCGGATTTGCCGCAAATGAAGCGCAAAGCACCGAGAAATCATTTGAGAGAATTAAAATCGCAGTTGATGAAGCGCAAGAACAAATTGGGGCGGCGTTGCTCCCAGTCGTACAAAGATTGACACAATTTATTTTGACAAGTGTTCTGCCAGCATTCCAACAATTCGTCAATGGTTTAACTGGCGAAGCTGGAATTACAGCAAGTCTGACAAAGTCCGAGGCAAAGGCACTTGAATGGGGCAAAAAGGTCAGGGGCGTGATCAATACAGTCATCGAACTTAAAGATGAATTGATTGGCACAGCAGCAGTGATTGGCACAATTTTCGTGGTTTCTAAGATCGCCGCTGGCGTAACTGCGACGATCGCTTTGATCAAATCTTTGATAGTTGCTTACAATTTGCTCAAGTCATCGGCAATCGTGGCTGGCGTTGCATCGGCATTTGCACTCAATCCGCTTTTAGGTGTTGGCGCGGTTGCTTTAGCTGCTGGTGTACTAGCTGCCGCCAATGCATTGACCAATAACGATGCGGCAAAAATAAACAATCAAATCCCTGAGACTAAATCTTTCAGCAGCATTTCAGGCGTATTAGGAATTCCAACACCCACAATCAGCGCCCCAGTAACCCCAACGATTACAGTTCCGACATCGAGCGGCGGGGGCGTAGCAGCAGCAGCGACCAGCGCAGTTGTAGCTTCAACTTTTGCTTCAACGCTAAGTCAAGGTGAAGCAATCCGCCGGGCTGAAATGGCAACCCCTACGGTGAATTTGACGGTCAATCAAGGCATCGTGGGCGATCCAGAGGCAGCAGCTCGCAGCGTTGTCGATGTACTTAATCGATCATTTTTTAGAGGCACAAACGGCGCAAATGCGTTGTTGTTCGGATAACCCATGACCCTTTGGAATCCAATTTGGAAAGTCACAATCAATGGCGTGGAATATCAATCATCAGTCTTGGCAGATCTCACAATCA